TTGGAGGTTCTGCTTCTGGTAATGCTGTTAATAAAACTTTATTTAGACCTAGTTTAAAAAGCGTTATAGAAACCAGCAAACAGTATGGGATGGAAGCCGGAGTTGGAGGAGATGTAGATTTAAAAAGTGCTTTAATAACCCTTACCGCTAGTTTACAAGAGTATGATTTAGAAGCTAGGATCGGTGATGGAGATATAGAAATAAGAAAAGTTTTCTACGAAGCCCCACCAGCAATCTTAAGATATTTTGATCCTTACGCAGGAACAGGCACAGGCTTGCAATCGTTAATGGATGCATTCGATTTTGGATCATTTTCTCCTGGAGTAAATTTTCTTTTGATGCCTGCTTCGTACGACGCCTTAAAAATACAAGCTATAGAATTAAATGATCAGATTAGAAAATCAGCTTATACTTTTGAAATAAATAATAATAAATTAAGAATATTTCCAGTACCAAAAACAAGCGGCGGTAAATTGAAAATACAGTACTATAGGACTGAAGATAAGACTTATGATACTAACGACGGATTAGATTTTGATGCTGCTGCAGAAAGCGGAGGCTCAGTAGCAGGTTCTGGAGGAGGTACTTCTTCTACAGGCATAGCAACTAATATATCTAATTTAAATGCTCAAAATTTAGTTTATTCAGAAATAAACGCAATTGGAAGACAGTGGATATTCAAATATACAGTAGCTACATGTAAGGAAATGTTAGCTTATATTAGAGGAAAGTATCAACAAGTACCTGTTCCTGGTTCAGAAGTTAGTATGAATGCTGCAGATTTATTAGCAGATGCTAGAGATGAAAAAGTATTTTTAGTAGAAGATTTAAAAGCTACTATGCAAACTGCTTCTATGACTAATCAATTAGAATTAGCAGCAACGCAAACTAAATTTATAAATGATGCAATGCAAGGAGTTCCAATGCATGTATATATAGGATAATGAAAATATTAAGCTTAATTTCTGAAATACAGTTTTCTATTTACCAGGCAATGGTAAGAGTAGGACATACAGAAGATGTAACAGTACAAGACATCGGGGAGATGTTAAGAGCAATACCCGGGGTATTAACAGTAGGACAAGTATCTCATAATAGTGATAATAATACTGCTATTATGAAAGTAAAGTTACTTACTACTAAAACAGCTAGTGAAGCATTTGCTTCTTTTAAAAGCACTTCAGTACAAAGAATACCAGAAGTAAAGAGAATAGAAGTAGCAGAAAAAACAATTGAAAAGAAAAAGTAACATATGTTATTTGGCAGTCGAAAAGATTTTAATGTTCTCTCAACACACATTAGTAGAGAACTCCTAAGTCATATAGTAGAACAAGAAATAGGCTACTATAAACTCTCATTGACTGATACTCAAGCAAATTTATACGGAGAAGCTACAGATAAAGTTTATCTAGACCCAGTTAAACTTAATTGCTTTATTACAAGAGGTGACCAAGTAATAAATATTGACGAATTTGGACCTGATTTAGGTAGAGAAGCATCATTTGCATTTATAAGACAAGATTTAGTAGACGCTAATACTGTACCTGAAGTAGGGGATATAGTAATGTGGCATGAAGATTATTACGAAGTAGATACAGTAAGAGAGAACCAATTGTTCGTTGGTAGAGACAGTAGCTATAACTTAACTGATTATGGTTCTAAATTTGGCTCTTCAGTGTCTATTATAGTAGATTGTCACTTAACAAGAGCAGAAAAAGTAGGAATAGCAAGAGTAAGATAATAAATGGCAAGAAGAACTAAAATATTACCTAAAAGACAATCAGAACTTTCTCAAAAGTCTATTGAAACTTATAAGGATGCTCAAAAACAACCTACTCCTGATGTAATTCGTAAGAATAGAGGGTATCAACGTTCGGTTAAGAATGATGATGTCAAGCAATTTAATATAGGTCTTAGGGATATTGACGAAACTATCGTTTATTACTTTAATAACGTAATTAAACCATCAGTAGTACAGAACGGTAAACGAATAAACGTACCAGTTTTGTACGGTTCCCCTGAAAGATGGAAGGCTGTACAGGCAGATGGGTATTACCGTGATAAAAACGGTAAGATACAGACTCCTTTAATCATGTTTAAGAGGGATTCTATTGAAAAAAACAGAAATTTAGGTAATAAATTAGATGCTAACAATCCAAATAACTTTGCTATATTTGAAAAAAGGTATTCTAAGAAAAATGTATACGATAAATTTGGTCAATTAAATAATAGAGAACCTGTTAAAGAATTATACGGAGTTATAATACCAGATTACGTAAATATTACATATTCTTGCATTATATTTACAGAATATGTAGAACAAATGAATAAAATAGTAGAAGCTATCAATTATGCCTCTGATGCTTACTGGGGAGACCCGGAAAAATTTAATTTTAGAGCTATGATTGACAGTTATACCACAGTTACTGAGGTTAATCAAGGCCAAGACCGTACAGTTAAGACTAATTTTAATATTACTATGATGGGCCATATAGTTCCTGACTCGATTAATACTTCTATAGCTAATATGAATAAATTTTACTCTAAATCTTCAGTTAAATTTGGAATAGAATTAGCAGCTAACTCAGAAGTACTAGATCAGATAGAATTATCACCGGCTTCTAAAAATGTAAAAGGTAGGTTTTACGATGCTATTACAGGTAGAACAGAAACTACTATACAATCTAGTGGAATGACTCAAACAGAAAGAACTTATCTTGCTCTTTCTTCTATATTAGACACAGCTAACTTTACTACAACTATTAATAGCGTAGATAATAGCATAACATTCCAAAACGTTAGTATAGCTGACCCTCCACCTAATTTTCCTGCTTTAGAAATCCAAGACTTCCAAGTATTTATTAATGGAGTTTTTGTTGAACCATCAGCAATAACGTCTATTAGTGAAGTTGGTAGTGATGTAGTAATAGATTTTAATGACACTCTAGGTCAAACGATTACTAGTGAGATGGAAATAACAGCAGCAGGAAAATTTGAATACTAATGGCACAGATATTCTGGGAACAAATAAGAGATGAACTACCAGGTGTTGGGGAATTCCTTACCGGTTCATTATATGTGTCTGGTTCTTTTGGGACTTCTGGTTCTTTGACTATTAATCTTGACGGAGTTGACGATATTTTTAGCGTTTCTGCTGGAGGTCAAGATAAAGTAAAAGTTAATGCTCAAGGGGTCTTTCAACTTGTATCTCAATCTACTACTCCTACAGCAGTAGAAGGAGGTATTTTTTACAGTGCAAGTAATGATTACTATTTTGGTTTTAGTAACTAATACATATTTATAATAAATTCAAAAACTATTTTTTTTAGGATATGGCAAATTGGAAAAAATTACTGGTCTCAGGATCGAATATATCCCAGCTTAGTAACGATGCTGGATATTTAACATCAGCAACAGCATTTAACGCATTCGTTACAGCTTCGGTAAATGGAACACCTTTAATTGCAGATAGTACTACAGATACTCTTAGTTTCGTTACAGGATCTGCAGGAACAGGTTTAACTATTGTTGGCACTGCAGGAACAGATACAATTACTTTTAATTTATCTGCTATTCCAAACACTTCATTAGCAAATGATGGAATTACTATTGCAGGGCAAGATACTTCTCTAGGAGGTTCTATCACAGCAGACACAATTGCCGGTCAAATCAGTAACGATACTATTACTAACGCTCAGTTAGCTAATGAATCTGTTAGTTTTGGAGGAGTTTCTCTCAACTTAGGACAGACTGATGCTACTCCAGCATTTGATCTTCAAGATGCAACTAATTACTCATTTGGAGCATTAACTAACCTACCAACATTAATTTCAGGTTCAGGTCAAGTCGATGGCGCTAGTATTACAAACAATACAGTAGGATTTGGAGGAGTTTCTGTTGCTTTAGGTAGTTCAGATAACACTCCTGCTTTTAATCTTTCTGACGCCACTGATTATCCATATTCTTCTCTAGCTAGTATACCTAACGGAATCGTTTCTGCCTCAGCAGAAGGTTCATCACAGGGTCAAATCACTTTAAATGGTGTAGCAGTTAATGTTAATGCCTTAGGTACTAATGATTCTCCAACGTTTACTAATTTAACATTATCAGGAGATTTAACAGTTAATGGTGCTACTACAACTATAGATACAACTAATTTAACTGTATCAGATAAATTTATACTACTAAATTCCGGTTCAGCTACAGCTACAGACGAATCTGGTATTATCTTTGGAGGTTCTAACGGAACTAGAGGTAATGGTGCAGCTTTAGTATGGAATGGTGATTATAATTCAAATGACGGTCGTCTAGCAATCGCTAATAGTGTTAACTCAGATGCTACATCAGCCACAGTTAGTTACTACGTAGGTGGAGTATTTGACGGTAATGAAGCAGATGCAGCAACAGCACAGGCAGATCACAGAGGAAATATCAGAGTAGATTCTTCAGACGATATTTGGATTTACGTATAGTAATTATTTTAATAAGTTATATTTTATGGGATTAATTGATAAGATCAAACCTAAAGCTAAAGAAGAAGGGTTAACAAAAGAAGAAGCAGAATTTATATTAACTAAATTAAGAACGGCTACATATAAAGGAGAAGAATTTGAAATGTTTTACGCCATCTTCAAAAAGATTGGTAACCATATAAAGAATTTAAAATAAGCGCTAGGTCCTTCGGGGCCTTTTGCTATTTATAATTATATTTCGTATTTTATACGTTTATTATTGGCCCGAAAGGGAAGTGGGCTAGAATATTTCTAGTAACCAACCGTAATATAGAAAGATATGCCAAATTGGAAAAAACTAGTCGTTAGCGGCTCTAACGCTAACCTGAACTCCCTTAATCTATCCTCTGTAGTAAATGCAGGTGAGGATACAGACAAATTTCTAGTACTAGATAGTAGTGGTAATATAGATTTCCGTACAGGAGATAACGTACTTTCTGATATTGGAGCAGTAGATACTACAGGAACTCCTGCTAATAATCAAATAGCAGTTTTTACTGATTCTAATACTCTCGAAGGTGATGCTAATTTTACTTGGGATGGCAGTAAAATCTTTCTTGCTAATGGTAAACATATTCAATTTACGGATCAAGAAGGTACTTTTCCCACAAATCAAGATAGTAAATTTAAATGGTTATTAAATAACGATTCATATGAGCATTTTGCATTCCAACCAGCATCTGATCAAATAGATGTTAACTTTAAAATCACAGATAACGCTCAAAGTACAGATAGATTTGTATTTTGGATAGACGATTATAGAGGAGAAACCTACGATGCTTATCCATTATATATGGATGGTAATAATTTTGTAGTAAATTATAAGCAAAAATATAATTCAGGAACAGCATACTCTAATAATGTAGATTTTTATATTGCAGCAAGCGGTTCTACAGCCCATACTACTAATCCTGTATTTAAAGCGGATGTTAGTGCTGGTAATGTTGGTATTGGAACTAATTCACCAAGTGAAAAACTAACAGTACAAGGAAACATAAGTGCAAGTGGTGACTTAACAGCTACAAACACATTTGTAGATAAAATCTCAGTAAATACTACTTCTACAACAGCTAGAGTAAATGTAGTAGGAACCCAAATCCATCAGCTATCAGGTAATTCAAATAGCTTTAAAATCACAGGCGTATCAAGTGTAGATGCATTATTTGTTTCTTCTTCAGGTAACGTTGGTATAGGAACTACATCACCAGGAGAAAAATTAGAAGTAGTTGGTAACATAAGCGGTAGTCAATTTTTTGGAACCCATTTTTCTGCAGGAAACAATACCGATCTTAGTTTAGATTTAAGTACTTCAGATGCAATGCAGTTTAGAGTGGATGGTGCTAGTAGAATAACTCATACCTCAACAGTATTTAGACCATCAACTGATGAAGCAGTTTCTTTAGGTAGAACTGCACAAAAATGGAAAGAATTAGTAGTTAATCATGTAACAGCTTCAGGTAATTTATTAATAGGAGATAATCACTTTATTGGCGATGATTCATTTGATAATTTACATATATTAGCGTCAAGTGGAGAAAATGTAGTTATACAAGCTCCTAGCGGTAATTCTATAGATTTAAAAACAGCTGGGGGTTCTACTTTAAATTTAGACAGTTCACAAAACGCAACTTTTGCAGGACATATAACCGGTAGCGGAAAATTATTAGTTTCACATTCTGATGCAAGTGATGCATATTTACTCAGATTACATCAAGAAAGTAATGGTAGTGGAGCAGGTATTGAATTTAGTGATAACCCAGCCGGTACTCAAAGAGGATTTTTACTACATAGACATTCTGATTCTGAAAGTTATGGAGGAGGTGCTTCTTTCCATTTTAGAAGTTCTGAAGATGATTTAGTACTAGCTGTAGGTAACGCAGATTCAACTCACGGTAGAATGGTAGTTTGGTCAGCCGGTAATGATGCTGAGGCAGATTATGGTTTTGCTCAAGATGTAAATACCGGTATGGTTAGAACATCTGCAGATAATGTATCATTAGTAGCAGGCGGTGTAAGAGGTATCGGTGTAGGAACCACAGCTGTTTCATTAAAATACGCCGGTAATACAAAATTAGCAACCGCTACTGGCGGTATCGATATAACAGGAGCAATTACGGCCTCGGGGGATATAAGTGCAAGTGGAGATTTATATTTAGACGGCGATAATATATACTTAGGAAACCAAGAAACTCGTTTAAGAACATACTCTTCTTATTTAGGAATATTTGCAGCTGGAGGATCTGCTAAAGATGTAAAAGCGAAATCATTAACGCTTTCTAATGATTTTGGTGATTCAGCTCCTACAAATGGACTTTACGTCAAAGGAGAAGCTACTTTTAAAGATAATGTAACTATTGAAGGTACTCTTACAGCAGAACAGTACGTAACTACTACCGTAAGCTCTTCAGTTATATATCAATCAGGTTCTACACAGTTTGGAGACACGATTGATGATACCCATACATTTACAGGCAGTTTAAATTTATCAGGCTCTCTAAATTTATCAGACAACACCAGGTTAAATTTTGGTTCTAATGATGATTTACATATAAGACATAATGGAACAAATGCATTTATAACTAACGCTGTAGGTGATTTAACTATATCTAACTACACTGATGACGGAGATATTATATTTCAATCAGATGATGGTACAGGCGACGTAACACAATATTTTAGAGTTGATGGAGGGGCCGGCGGTACTATACATTCTAAACCTTTAAAAGTTCTTGATAATACTAATATAAACGTAGGTGGCGGAAATGATTTACAAATATCTCATGATGGAACTGATTCAGAAATAAATAGTGCTAACGGTAACCTTGTTATAAAAACTTCTACTGCTACCGGTGACATCAGATTTAATTCCGGTAGTACACAATATTTGAGATTTGACGGCGGTGCTGGTCAGATGATTGCTTCGAGAGAATTAAAATTTATCGACGATGTTAAATTGAAAATCGGTAGTGGAGGGGATTTACAAATATTTCATGATGGTACTAACGGAACAATAAGAGAGACTGAAGGTAATTTAATTATCAAAAACGATACTAACGACGCCGATATTATATTTGAATCAGATGATGGTTCTGGAGGCACGACTGAATATTTTAGATTAGATGGAGGCGCAGCTATAACTTTAGTTAGTCGCGAAATGAGATTTACAGATGGTGTGAAAGCTAAGTTTGGAACAGGTCCTGATTTATCAATATACCACGATGGTAGCAACTCTTATGTAGATCAAAATGGTACTGGTGATTTACTTATTAAAACTTCTAATGGAACTAGTGATATAAAACTTCAATCCGGTAGTGTAGACTTTCTAATTATAGATAGTAGTCAAACTGCTATCCGTATGAAGCGTCTTACTAAGTGGGACGATAATATAAAAGCTACCTTTGGTGATGGAGGAGATTTAGAAATATATCATAATGCAACAGATTCTGTAATTGAAAATAATGTTGGCGACTTGTATATTACTAATAAACAAGATGATGGAGACATAGTATTTAGATCTGATGATGGTAGCGGTGGATACACTGAATATTTTAGATTAGATGGTAGTACGGAACAAAATGTATTTTCAAAAGATATACTTGTCACAAACGCTTTAGTATCTAATCAAGAAAATACAGACGTAGATACAGGAACAGAAACAGTAGCTTCGATAGCTCATGCAAGTTATGATGCTGCATTTTTTGACTTTGTAATTAAAAGCGGAACAAATTTAAGAGCTGGAACGGTTTTTGCAACACACGACGGAACTAACGTAGAATTTACAGAAACATCTACAAACGATTTAGGAGATACTTCTGATGTAACTCTATCAGTTGATATTTCAGGTGCTGATTTAAGATTAAGAGCAACTACAACTTCTGATAACTGGACGGTTAAGTCTCTGGTTAGAGGTTTATAAAATAATATAAATGGCGTTTTCAAGAGGACCTAGCATAATTACAGACGGACTAGTTATAACTGTAGATGCGGCAAATCATAAGTCGTATCCTGGGTCCGGAACGGTATTAAGCAACTTAGGTGATAGTACGTATAGTGGTAGTTTAAATAATGCCACAGTTACCAATAATGTTGTGGTTACTGATGGAACAGATGATTACATTAGTATAAATTATGGGAATGGAGTAAACCCTACTACACAAGATCTTAGTTATGAATTGTGGGTTAAACAAACCACAACTGGTACTGATTTATTTTTAGTTCAAGGAAATTGGTCATCAGCTAATAGATTTTATGTAGGTTTAAACGGAGGTAATCTAGCTTGGGGGTTACAAGAACGAGGATGGGCATCGAGTAATACAAGCTTTTCCCCTGCTTTAAATGATTGGTTTCATGTAGTTATAACATTTAATGGTTCTACAGCTCTACTTTACGGTAATGCAGAACAGCAAGCTAGTGATACTAGTTTAACTAGTTATACATTTAATCAAAATTTAATATTAGGTTCAGGCAGACCAACTGATAGCCAATATGATTGGTTTGGTGAATTCGGACCTATTAAAGTATATGATAGAACCCTTTCAGCTAGAGATGTCCTACAAAATTATAACGCAGTTAAATCAAGATTTGGATTATAAAATATGTTTACAGGACCAAACATAGTAACAGACGGATTAGTGCTTGCTCTGGATTCAGCATCACACAAATCTTACCCAGGTTCAGGCACAACCTTATTTGACTTATCAGGAAATGGAAATGACGGTACTTTAACTGGTGGGCCTACTTTTTCCTCACAAAATAATGGTGCAATACAGGTTGATGGGAGTAAGAATATTGCTATTACAGGGATGCCTACAACTAATAACTATACTCTTTGTATTTGGAGTTTAAATTTGGGACCAACTGCTTTTGCTAATGTAGGACATAGGACTTATGCTTGTACCGATAATTTCAGGTTTCAATGGGACGATACTAGTAGTACTACTGTAGCAAGGGGTCCTTTTATAGACTTTGTTTCGACCTCAGGTAATTTAACACCTTCTAACTTTACTTCTCAATCACCAAGTGATTTATTTAATAAATGGAATTTAACTTCAATGACTTCTGATGGTTCTATTACTAAAATTTATTTTAATAATATACAAGGTGCAACAACTACTAGTGCAAGAGTATTTTCTACTGATGGAGCTATGACTATAGGTACAGATAACCTTTCAGGTATAGGAGGAGCTGACAGTTTTAACAGAGATGGAGGAAATTGTTTTTTCGGACCTGTGTTTGTGTATAATAAAGCTTTGACAGCAAATGAAATTTTACAAAACTATAATGTTTCAAAACCAAGATTTAATCTATAATGGCAACATCAGGAGGAGCAAATATAGCAGTAGATGGATTAGTATTCGGATATGACACTGGATATCCTTTGGTATCTGCAAGTCACGAATCGTATAAATTTAATAAAGGAGAACCTACAACCACTTTTGATGTAGGAAGTATGACTCCTTCTTCACCTGGATCCTTCTTTACCAGTAGTGCTGTTTACCATAGTAACTTACACGGAACAGTATGGGATTGGTCCTACTATCCAAATAGTAATATTAGTGATGATGGCGGTATGGAATGGATACCCAATTATGAAGGGCCCGGATTTGTAGGAGCATGGAAAATGAAAAAAAGAACCGGTGGTAATAGTGAAAGTAATTTTTCAGGAACAGCTCCAGGTTCTATAGATAATGATAAAGATTATACAGTATCAGTATGGTGTAAAACAGATCAGGCTTCTATGGCTAGAATACATATCAATACTACTCAAGATGGTTCAAGTTACTGGGGGTATGCTAGCGGATATCACTCAGGAAACGGAGATTGGGAAAGATTATCAGTTACTGTACCATCAGGATCTTTGAATACCTCTATAAATACTATACGATGCCAAGCAATTGGAACAACTGTAGACGCTGATGCATATTGGAGAGATTATCAAGTAGAACAAAGAGATCATGCAACACCTTTTATATTAGGTGAAACTAGATCAGTATCCGGATCACTTATCGATTTAACTAGAAATCATGATATAGACCTTTCTAATGTATCTTTTAATAGTGATGCACAGATGACTTTTGATGGCACTGATGACTATTTAGAAGTAGCTGACAATAATTCTTTAGACTTAACCACAGCTATGAGTTTTGAATTTGTAGTTAAAGCAAATTCTACTCAAAATAACTTATACCCGAGATTGATAGATAAAAGTAACTATTTGATACATTTATCTCAAACATCGCCTTTTTCTATAGCTCAAAATATAACAACATCAGGAGGTCTTAGACAAACTGCTCTTGGAGCAGCATTCCCGGCAAATAAATGGACACATATTGTTTCTAATTATGATGGACAGTATGGAAAAATATACGTAAATGGGGTTTTAGTAAAAACTTCCGATTTCAGTTCTGTATTAGCATGTAATACAAATAGTACAAGTTTAAAATTTGGCGGTAATGGAACCTCAGATAGAGTACTGAATGGTGAAATAGCAATCGCAAGAGTTTACAACAAAGTACTAACAGACTCAGAAGTAAAACAAAACTATAACGCAATAAAAGAACGATTTAATATATAAGTAGATATTTATATAAGACCCTTTTGGACAATGAAAAAAGGATAAATTTATGGCTAACGAATTTAAAATTAGAAAAGGCCTGATCGTACACGGATCAGGTTCTACAGGAGATAATACAATTGTCGATATTCAAGGTAATCAAGGACAATTATTCTCTATCACAGATTCCCTTTCTGGATCCTTATTTTCAGTAAACGATATTTCAGGTATTCCTATATTAGAAGTTGATTCTAATGATACAGTCAGTATGGGTACCTTTGGAGCTTTAGCCTTAATAGCTTCAGGGTCAGACGTTAAATTACCTAATGTACCGGCCGGTTCAAGTGAAACAAAAATATTATTAGCAGATTCTGACGGTAAGATAGTTACTAGAACAGATTTATCCTTAACCGGACCTACCGGACCAACCGGTCCTACTGGTCCTACCGGGCCAACTGGACCGACAGGTGCCGATTCTAACGTTGCTGGACCAACAGGACCTACTGGACCTTCTGGAGCAGATTCAAATGTTGCTGGACCTCCGGGACCAACAGGTCCTACAGGACCTAGTGGAAATGATGGGAGTCCTTCAAATGTTGCTGGACCTCCTGGTCCAACAGGACCTACCGGAGCAGATTCAAACGTAGCAGGACCTCCTGGACCAACAGGACCTACTGGTCCATCTGGGAATGACGGTTCGCCATCGAATGTAGCAGGTCCTCCTGGACCTACCGGACCAACAGGAGCAGATTCTAACGTTGCTGGACCTCCGGGACCTACAGGCCCAACAGGACCTTCGGGTAACGACGGTAGTCCTTCTAACGTAGCAGGTCCTCCTGGACCTACTGGACCAACAGGTGCCGATTCCAACGTAGCTGGACCTCCGGGACCTACAGGCCCAACAGGACCTAGTGGAAATGATGGTTCACCATCGAATGTAGCTGGACCTCCGGGTCCAACAGGACCTACTGGACCTAGTGGTAATGATTCTAACGTAGCTGGACCTCCTGGACCTACTGGACCTACTGGACCTAGTGGAACTGACGGAACTCCATCTAACGTTGCTGGACCTCCTGGACCTACGGGACCTACGGGACCTAGCGGTAATGACTCTAACGTTGCTGGACCTCCTGGACCTACCGGTCCTACCGGACCAAGCGGTACCGATGGAACTCCATCTAACGTTGCTGGACCTCCAGGTCCAACAGGACCAACCGGAACACCATCTAATACTGCCGGACCTCCTGGACCAACAGGGCCAACGGGACCAACCGGACCTACTGGACCAACAGGAGCTTTAGGAATTACCGGAGATACTAATGATAGGGTAATTACAGCTGACGGTGATGGAACAGTAACTGGTGAAGCTAATTTAACATTTGATGGAACTAATTTATATGTAAACGGTAATGCAGGTATTGGTATATCTAACCCTCAAACAATATTACATGTTGCAGGACCTAACTCAGACGGTTCTGCAGCTACTTTAAGAGTAGGTGGTCCTTCTAACGGAACTGGTAACAATGTATCTAGATTAGAATTAGTAGAAAATACTACAAATTCCAATGCTGATATGAGTTACGGTTTCTCATTTACAGCTGATGGGAACTCTTCTAATGATTTACTTATAAAAAATCACGATAATAGTATTGCCGGAAATACAGCAATATCTGTTCAGAGAGGTAATGGTAATGTAGGTATTGGAGTTGCTGAAGCATTAGTAAAATTAGATATCGACGGTGTTTTATATTCACGTGGTGGAACTTGGAACGGTGGTGGAAGTGAAGTCAACTCTACTATTGTAGGTATGGTTATTCAAGAGGGTCATTTTATTTTTACTAAAGATGGTGATAATCTTAGAAGGTTAATTGGTAAAACATCCGATATAATAGAAATTGGACAGTCCGGTACTGCATTAATAGACGGAATAAGCTTTTTATCCGGTACTACTCCTCTCTACAAATGGCATAATGATTCCACGGAGATTATGAGGCTAAACGCTACAGGTCTAGGAATAGGTAATAATAACCCTCCAGAAAAACTAACCGTAGAAGGTAATATAAGCGGTAGTGGGGATATAACAATCTCAGGTACATTAACTGCAGCAGTTAAATCATTCGATATTCCTCACCCAACTCAGGATAATAAAAGATTAATCTACGGTGTATTAGAGGGTCCTGAACATGCAGTATATGTTAGAGGAGAAAGTAAAGAAGACACAATATATTTACCTGAGGAATGGACAGGATTAGTAGATGAAAAGAGCATAACAGTACAGTTAACTGGAATTGGAAGCTCTGATCTATACTATTATATAGAATATAAAAATAACAGTATAAAAGTTGGCGGACCAGAAAATAAACATTATTTTTATTTCATCCAAGCCACTCGTAAAGATATAGATAAATTAATTACAGTACAATGATAATTTATGTAAGTTATAATAAAAGCACAAATGAATTAAGCGTAACAGGTGATGTTGATTTAATTGCTTTAAACAGCGGCAGTATTGTAGATGATAGTAGTAACTTATCGTTTGAAATAGCTGTTGATACATCTGAATACGAAATAGATAATATTGCAGAAGATATAGAATAATATGGCTAGTTTAACATCATCACAAACAGGAAATTGGACCTCTTCTTCTACTTGGGGAGGAAGTACTCCAGCAGCTGGGGATACATTTACTATATCAGCAGGACACAAAGTAACTATAAATAGTGATGTAAATGTAGCTTTAGGATACGGAGATATTACTTGCGATGGTAATTTATATTTAGATAATGGAGCTAAATTAGGTATGAATGGAAGAATAACCGTAAGAGCATCTTCTAAGACTGAATTATTTGCTGAAGGTAATAGCTCATCTGCTGGTTTATTAGAAATGAGACCTGGTTCAGAAATAATTATTTCAGGTTCAAACTCAGATCAGCATGGAATATATGTAGAAAATCATAAATATGCTTCTATTATATTATCAGGATCAGAAAAAAATTTAAATACTACCCTTTCTTCTAATCATGATTATCAAGCTGATTATTTATCTGTAGCTGATGCTTCCAATTTTGCTTCTGAAGACTGGATTACAGTTTTTAAGCGTAATGTGGATTATAGAGTCAGTACCGATGAAGGAATGTGGGTTCATGATGTAGATACTGAAAATAATAGAATTTATTACCGACAATATGTTTCACCTAGTAGTACTATTATAAGAGTAGCTGGTAAAAATATTTTTGTAGATAATGTTAAAGTATTTAGAAAAGGATATAAAATTATATTCGGTACAGGTTCAAATAGAAATGTGACTACTATTCTTGCAATAGATCACCGAACTAATAAAATGCTGGTAGAGGATACTATTTCCGGTACAGTAGTTGGAGAAACAGTGTATCAAACAGGTACAGAAAAATACCATGTTAATGGAAGTATGGTTAAAAGAATGGCTACCACATTAACTACCGCTGTTACTACAGCAGATTCTACAAATCAAATCACTATTGGAGATGCATCAGATATAAGTGTAGGAGATGAAATATTAATTGATGTAAATAATGATACTGATACAAACTGGGATTACGATACAAGGTATGAAGTAACTGCTAAATCAGGTAACACTTTAACGTTAGACGATCAAGTAAGATATCTACATAAAGTAGGTAGTTTAATTCTAATATTAACTAGAGATACTAGAATTAGAGCTGCAGATGATTCAAGTGATACTAGGGTATTTGTACTAGTAGAAAGATGGACTGATTCGACAAATGGTAGAACCAGACGAGTACTTTATAGAAACGTAGAGTTTAGAGGTATAGGTAGAAATACTAGTTCTACTTACTTCGGCGGTGTTAGTACTAACGGAAGACTTGCATACCAAAGTGATAGCACCAGTACAGACGGAGAAAATTTTGAATCGGCCATAGACTCATGTGTTTATAATTCTTCTAATTATAGATCTTCATATGCCGGTTTTTACAGTAGAGATACTCACAGACTTATTTATAGAAACTGTATTTCATATAACGGGGAAAGAGGATTTTGGGGATATAGCGGTAACTATGATATGAGATTTACTAATTTCTATGCAACTAGACATACATATACCGGTTGGGTAACTGATGGATGGTATAATCCCTACAGAAGAGTAGCATACTTCTATATTACTAGAACAGATGATTATGCTCTTTTAGTAAACCACACAAGATCTGCCACTCAGTACAGACATATAATTTTATTAAATAACGAACAAAGAGGTTTTTACTCTTTTTATAGAATGCAAGATGGAACGGTAGTAGAAAGACTTCTTCAGGATGGATATAGGTACCCTCCTTATATAGGAGTCTCCGGAGGAAAAATAACATTCTTAGACTGTAAAATACAGCCAAATCGCTGGGACGGATCTGCTGAAGATGGAAGTGGGCAAGTATACTCTAATTATATCCTAGCACCTAATACCGACGATAGAGCTAGATACGATAGAGACGGAGGAAAATCAGCATACGGGGAATATATTCATTGGAATTTTCAAGAAAATGAATTTGCCCAATCACAGGGGATATGTATAAGAACTTGGGATAGTAAAGAAAGATACTGGAATGTAGAAGTTGGTAGTGATACGTATAGCGGTTTTTATGAAACTGTATTTGTTCCTGCAAATACTAAAGTAAGAGTAGCATGTGAGGTACAATGTCTCTCAGGTTTTGGCGGCACACGGCCTTATTTATTCGCAAACTCACTCAGAGATGTAAATAAAATGGGAAGATATAGAACTACATATACAGGTGAAACTGATATTTTATCTAGTGCTCAACTATCATCTAGTTATCATCCAATAGAAGTAGGATTTAGAGAACAAGTACAATATTCCTCGGCATGTTTAGGTTCTTTTGAAAATAAACAATTAACTATAGAACCTCAAGTAAGAGATTATTTTCTTAAAACAGGAGTTTACACCAGTAGTACTAATATTAGAGAAGAAGGGTATAAGATGAGAGATATAGTAATATCGCTAGAAAAAGCTGTAGATATGCCTATAGCGTATCAATTTGCACAAAAATCTAAGTATAGAGTTAGAAATAGTTTTACTCAACTGAAAAAAAGAATTAGTGGTAGATTATAATATTTATAATAAAGCATAATAATAAATGGCAAAAGACGTTATCATAACCCCGGCCGACGGTGATATTCAATTTCAGAATTCATCAGGTACTGACTCAGGTAAGATAGAACAATCAGGAGATGATTTAGTAATATCTAATGCAGTAGGTGATGTACTTATTGGAGATGGTGCATCTGACGTATTCATAGGAGATGGAACAAATAACGTAGATATCGTATTTGAACAAAGCGGTGAAATAAGAGGAGAAGCAGGTTCCACCGTAACTTTAACTTTAGGTTCTAAAGAAACTATCTTAAATATTACAGGTAGTGGTACTATGCATTTAGACGGCGATATTACCGGTTCTAAACTTCAATTAACAGGAGTACCAGCCGGTTCTTCTGAAACAAAAATATTATTAGTAGATAGCTCTGGTAACGTTGTTACTAGAACTGATTTATCTTTAACCGGCCCTACTGGTCCTACCGGCCCTACCGGACCAACAGGTCCTACCGGAGCAGATTCCAACGTAGCAGGGCCTCCTGGACCAACCGGACCGACTGGCTCTCCTTCGAATACTGCCGGACCTCCCGGACCTACTGGACCTACCGGTCCATCTGGAAATGACTCTAACGTAGCAGGTCCTCCTGGTCCTACCGGACCTACCGGACCAAGTGGTAATGACTCTAACGTAGCCGGACCTCCGGGTCCAACAGGACCGACAGGACCTAGCGGAACTGACGGAACTCCATCTAACGTTGCTGGACCTCCGGGACCAACAGGACCAGCCGGGACTCCGTCCAATACAGCAGGACCTCCTGGACCTACCGGGCCGACAGGACCTAGCGGAACTGACGGAAGTCCTTCGAATGTAGCCGGACCTCCGGGTCCAACAGGTCCTACTGGACCTTCTGGAACTGACGGAAGTCCTTCGAATGTAGCCGGACCTCCTGGACCTACCGGACCAACTGGAGCTCCATCTAATACTGCTGGACCTCCTGGACCTACCGGACCAACAGGACCTTCTGGTAATGACGGTACACCATCCAACGTTGCTGGACCTCCGGGACCTACCGGACCTACTGGAGCACCTTCGAATACTGCCGGACCTCCCGGACCTACTGGACCAACTGGACCTAGCGGTACCGACGGAACTCCTTCTAACGTAGCAGGTCCTCCTGGACCTACGGGACCTACTGGACCTAGCGGTAATGATTCTAACGTAGCAGGTCCTCCTGGACCTACGGGACCTACCGGTCCTAGTGGTAATGACGGGACTCCTTCTAACGTAGCAGGACCTCCTGGTCCTACCGGACCAGCCGGGACTCCGTCCAATACAGCCGGACCTCCTGGACCTACGGGACCTACCGGTCCTAGTGGTAATGATGGTACACCATCAAACGTTGCTGGACCTCCTGGTCCTACCGGACCTGCAGGAACTCCTTCTAATACGGCAGGACCTCCTGGTCCTACCGGACCTGTTGGACCTAGCGGTAATGATGGTACACCGTCCAATGTAGCAGGACCTCCGGGACCTACCGGACCTGTTGGACCTTCTGGTACCGACGGAACTCCTTCGAATGTAGCTGGACCTCCGGGACCAACTGGACCAGCCGGGACTCCTTCTAATACGGCAGGACCTCCGGGACCTACCGGACCTGTTGGACCTTCTGGTAATGATGGAAGTCCTTCTAATGTAGCTGGACCTCCGGGACCTACTGGACCTGCAGGAACTCCTTCTAATACTGCCGGACCTCCTGGACCTCCGGGACCAACAGGCCCTCAAGGAAGTCCTTCAAATACAGCAGGACCTCCTGGACCTACCGGACCTGCAGGAACTCCTTCTAATGTAGCTGGACCTCCTGGACCTACCGGACCTGCAGGAACTCCTTCTAATACTGCCGGCCCTCCGGGACCAACAGGACCTCCGGGGCCTAGTGGTAATGATGGAAGTCCTTCTAATGTAGCTGGACCTCCTGGACCTACTGGACCAACTGGAGCTCCAGGAGCAGCATCAGTGACTAATGATCATGACGGACAGGTTGACGAAATTCCTCGTTATAGCAGTGCTACTGAATTAAGCGGTTCACAAGATTTAAAATTTGAAAATAAACATCTTGTAGTTGTAGGGGATTTACAGGTTGGTCATCACCTAACTACGCCGGATAATGTATTTGCAAACGCTATAGGTGGATCCCATACAATTGTACCATCAGGTTCACATGATATTTACTCTACTATTGCAGGTGGATGTTCTAATTATATCTCAGGATCATCCTCACAAACAGATTCTCCATATCCTCCAGCTGTTTTCATAGGAGGAGGATTATTTAACTCAGGATCGGCTAAAATTACAGTAGTTGGAGGAGGTTATTGCAATTGGGCAACAGGAAGAGGTTCTGCAATAGTAGGGGGTTCTACCAACCGTGCTGTTGGCACTTATACTTTTATAGGCGGAGGTGGCGGAAATTATGCTACTACTTCTGGTGTAACTGTTGGAGGAGATAGTAACTGCAACCAAGGTCAATCAGCTTTCATTGGTGGTGGTTTAAGTAATGAAATTGGTACCAGTAATTTTGGAAGTGTAATAGTTGGAGGTAAAGAAAACTGTGTTGCCGATTCTTCTGCTTGTTCATTTATTGGCGGTGGGTGTAATAACCATACTACAGCAAATCCTACTTTTCAAACTATTGTAGGAGGTGAGCAAAATATAACTGCTGGTAATCATGCTTTTGTTGGAGGAGGTCGGGACAATTGCGCTGCTGGAGGCTGCTCTACTGTAGTAGGTGGATATCTCAACGATGCTACAGGCGGTAATTCATTTGTAGGAGGAGGTCAAAGATCTTGTGCAACAGCATGTCAAGCAGCAGTAGCTGGAGGGTGTCTTAATGTTGCCTCAGGAGCCTGTTCATTTATCGGTGGCGGTTGCGGTAATAAAGCAAATGCTACAGGAACAGGAATTTTAGGAGGTATTAGTAACTGTTCAGGTGGACATGGATGTTCATTTATAATAGGTTCCGGTATTTGTGCACAAGCAACCTGTACTACGTTTGTTAATAATTTAGCTTTTTATGCACACGATAATCAAACATCAAAATTAGGAACCTCTGAAACTGCAGGAGAAAGAATATTTGTAGGAGCAACCTCAGTAACAGCAGGATGCATGTATTACTTAAATGAAAATCCATCTGGAACTTCTAGATGGTCATTAACAGATGCAGATGCAGCTTCAACTTCAACTAATATGCTTGCAATAGCTGCTGGAACTGGTAATTCAAACGACGTTGGTATGCTTGTAAGAGGATTCGCTAGATTTACCTCAGTATTTTCCCTTACAGGAGGAACTATGGGTGCACCATTATACTTAGGTACATCACCAGGAGCTATACAAACTTCTGCACCTAGTGTATCAGGAGATGTAGTAAGAGTAGTTGGATACTTGATTGACGATACTACTGAAACTGTATATTTCTGCCCAGATAATACTTGGGTTGAATTATAAAAATTAAGTTAATAAGTTTAATATGCATTATACATCACAAAGTCTTACTTTTGAATCAGATAAAATTTACTTTGTTAACAACGGTACAGAGGAACAAGTAATGATGGATTGGGAAGATAGTATAATGTCTGCCTCTGCAGCTTATATAACTGAAAACGGAGGAGATATTCTAGAGATAGGATTTGGTATGGGTATATCAGCAGGATATATACAGTCTCATTCTATATCGTCTCATACTATAGTAGAAAATCACCCTGATATAATACCTAAAGCAATAGATTGGGCAGCAGAGAAACCTAATGTTACAATCATTACCGGTAGCTGGTATGATAATTTAACTAATTTAGGAACATATGATGGAGTATTCCACGATACTTATGGTGATGCCGAAATAACTTATTTTTCTTCTTCACTTTCTAGTTTAGTAAAATCAGGAGCGAAAGTTACTTGGTGGAATATGCTTACTACTTCTTCAAATTGGCATAATATAAAAAATGTAGATTATGAAGAAATGAGTATCAATCCACCGGCTAATAATTACTATAATAGTAATAAGTACTATTTACCTAAAAAACAGTTTTAAGATATGCCTACAACTACAGTAACAGCAGGAAAACAAGCCGAGGGGGATACACTTACTACAACTTCATGGACAGCAGCAAAAGATGCAACAGCTGCTGCGTCTTATCAACAGTTTTCTACTGCTACAGATGATACAACCTCAGTACAGGGCTTATATAATTCAGGTAGAGGAGGTGGAACTTACCGTTTGGTAAGGACATTTTTATTTTTTGACCTATCTTCAATATCTGGAACTATTACTGCTATGGATTTAGATTTATACGTTGTCAATGGCGGATCTGCTGTGGTACAAATAGCTAAAAGTACCGCTTTCGGCGGCGATGGGACTAGTGACTTTGCGGAGGGAGATTTTGATAACTGGAGTCAAGATAGTCCTACTGCATACATGGCTTCATCTGCTACTTTAAGTCTTAACGCTAATTCGCTTACTTTAAATAGTACTGCTATATCAGATGCAAATAATGATGGCTACCTAAATGTAGTTATAGTAGATAATGTTCACGACTTTCAAGATCAACAGCCATTACTTACTATAGATAGAAGTTCAGGATTGAGATTTAAAAACTCTTCTAATCCAATACAATTAGACATTACCTATACTGCAGCCGGTTATCCTCATGATGTATTAGGAGTTGATTCTAGTAATATAATTAAAGTTACAGGAGTACCAACAGCAAATATAACTAAAGTAATTGGTGTAAATATTGCTTAGTAGTAAATAAATTCGTATATTATATATACTGTAAATAGGTTTTAATGAAAAGTAAAGTTAGTTGTACTATTGTTTCTATAATTATAGGTAGAGACTTTTCTGTAGATAAGCTTCTAGATTATTATTGTAATTTAATTGTTCCTAAGGACATAAAAGAGCTTAATTTAAATCTAGTTATTGGATGTGATGATAATTTTACAAAGCTACTTAAAAGTAAAATTAAAAAATTAAACCTATCTAACAAATATAGTAAAATATCTTTCATAGAAGGTAATAGAAGGTGTCATCCTGATTTAAATTGGCAAGAGTGGGAACAATATACTCGCAAAAAAGACACGCTTGTTAAACATGACTCTGCTTTACAGAATATTAATATAGGTTTATCATCAGTTAAAAAAGGAGATTTTATTCATTTTGTAGACGATGACACTATTCCTCCATATTTTGCTTTACAAGATTTATTTAATGCATATAATAAAATAGAAAATTGCGGTATAACTAGTGCTATATACTTTAATAAAGAATGGCTTGGCCCTACTGTAGTTACCGAAAGACCTGAAACAAAAAGACGTATAGTAGCAAGTGTAAGAAAAGATCAATGGATAGAAACATCTATAGATGACCTTACAATTACAGATTATACCGATATAGGTTTTGTAGGAAATGGATGCATGTTAATCTCAGTTGACGATACAAAACAAATTCTTCCTTTAACTGAAAATAGAGATTACTTTGATACTAACGCACCTCCTGATTCTAAAATATGCCATAGAATAAGACTATTAGGAAAAAAAATAAGCATAGTTCCTTCTATAGTATGTAAGCATTTAGATGATAAAGGACAGCCGGTGGGTCTATCAGAAGAGTATTTAGAACAAATAAAAAATTCAAAAGCTTCTAAAAAAATACTTTTTGGCAACTTTGACCCTAACGTAGATTATAATAAACTAATTCTTAATTACGATAAGGCAGTTATATCAGTATTTGAAGAAAATATTAAAAGCAGATATTTTAATAAATTAAAGCAGTTAGAAGATAATAAAAATATTAAATTAGTTAATAAAAGTATAAGCGAAATAGTAAGTAGATATAAATCAGATTTTAAAATTAAACATAATTTATATACATTATTAACTTTACAAGAAATGTATTCATATATCAGTAATAAAAATGAATATAAAATATATGCTCATAGAACTGATGAAAATGATATAAATTTAGTAGCTACACTGGATAGTTCTAAATTAAAAAATCTACTAAATACAAAATTATAAAATGATAATAGGTAATCAAAAATTAACTGAAGAAGAGTTAAATACAGGTTCTTCATTACATAACAAAAGAGTAGAATATTTAATTCAATTAGGAGAAATTAAACTCTCAGAACTACAAAACGAAAGAAGATTAGAAGAGGTTTACACTAATATAATAGAATTAAATACTAAAGAAAACTTATTTAAACAAGATATGTTTTCCAAATACGGTGAAGGACAGATCGATTTAATAAATAAAGTGTATGTTAGAAACGTTTAAATCAAAAGGGTTCATACATCTACGTTCTGTATTAGATAAGGATCTTTTAAAATATACAAGAGATCTTGCTGTAGAGATGAAATATAAGTATGCTTCATCTGTAGGACAATTAAGAGAATGGGGTACTGGTGTATTTTGGTCAGGATATGAAATGGCAAGTAAGTTAGATGAAAGATTATACGATTCATATACTAGTCCTTTTATGTATGAACTATCTTCTTTATTATTAGAAACTAAAGAACCTTACTTATTTAATGATCAAATAGTAGTTAAACTACCAGGAGAAGGATTTGCTTTTGAAGCACATTACGATAATCAGTACGGTCCGGATCCTAAAGCTGCTTCTGAAGGAAAATATAAAACAGTAAACATATCTTGGATATTAGATGATATGCCATCTGAAACTGGTCCTCTTATTTGTAGAAATAATCAAACAGGTGAATATGAAGAATTAGTAGCAAAAGCAGGAGATGTAGTTGCAATAGAAGGAAATACTTTGCATGGATCTAATTTAAATACTTCTAATAATATCAGAGGATTATATGCTTGTGTATACTCAACTCATCCAATAGGGGATTTTCACAATAATCCAAATTATCCATACCCACATTTTAAAGGTTTTTATAATGAAAAATTCCCTAAGATTTAATCCACCTAAAGAGTGGAATTTAATGACATCAGGAAATAGATACTATATTGGTCTTAGTATACTAATAATAGATGTATTAAATACCCTTAGCAATAAAACTAATTTAAAAATGCTGGAAATTGGTTCTTATAAAGGAGAATCTACTTTTATGTTTGCTTCATCTGGTATATTTGATGAAATACATTGTATAGATCCACATCAAGGAAATGAAGAAGCAAATGGTATCTTTGATGATAGTTGGGAAGAAATACAAAAAGAATTTAAATTAAATACAAGATATTTTGATAATATAACCCTACATCAAGATTACAGCTATAATATAGTTGATAAATTTGAAGATGGTTATTTTGATTTTATTTATATAGACGGTTCTCATAAATATGAAGATGTAAAAAAAGACTTAGAACTCTATTTACCTAAAACAAACCACCTTATAGGAGGACATGATTATCAAAAAGAATGGCCTGGGGTAATTAAGGCAGTAGAAGAAATAGTAGGTAAACCACATAAGACGTATATAGATGAAAGCTGGGCTCATTCTATAATTTAAAGTTGCTTATTTAAAATAAATTTCATATATTAATAATAAAATAAATTTTCAACTATGTTTTGGAGTTACAATTTTGATAGAAGAGAAAACGAACCTCTTCAACATTATACTTTTGAACAAGGATTCACTGAAGAAGAATTAAAAAAAATTGATAAAGATATACAAGATGTAGCACCTTCAAAAGCTACTACTTTAGGCGAACAATCAGATAGTATACGTATATCTAAAGTTAGATGGATACAGCAAGATAGTAAATGGGAATGGCTTTATAGAAGACTGCAAGTAATGATTCAAGAAGCTAACGATGCATTATGGCAGTTTGAATTAGTATCAATGCCTGAACAAATACAATTTACTGAATATCATGCTAATGAAAAAGGACATTATAACTGGCATCAAGATATAGGTACAGGAATTGCTTCTTGTAGAAAAGTATCGGTTACAGTTCAACTATCAGGCCCAGAAGATTACGAAGGAGGAGATCTTCAACTAACCCATGGAGGACCTCACGACTTAGCTTATACAGCACCAAAAAAAGCAGGTTCAGTAACAATTTTTCCTTCTTATATGTTACATAGAGTTAAGCCGGTTACTAAAGGAGTTAGAAAATCTTTCGTTCTTTGGGTTGGAGGCACACCTTTTAAATAATTAAACTAAAAATAAATGAATTTTAAAGATACAATAGGAGTATACGATAACGTTTTATCTCAAACTAACTGTAAACGTTATATAAAAAGAATTGAAGAAGCTATAAAAGGAGGATATGCCATAGAAGGTAAAGCTAGTAGTGGATTAGACCAAGGTATTAAATCATCTACAGATTTTAATTTTCTAAACTATGCAAATAATAAAGATGTAAAATTAGTAGAATTAATTACTCAAACTTTTAATAATAATCTAACTAATAACTACCTAAATAAATTTCCTTACAATAACGAATTCCAACATAATAGCATAGTAGCCTCGAAAACATCATATCCTGCATTTAATATTCAAAAATATGATAAAAATAAAGGACATTATAACGGTTGGCACGTAGAAAAAGATTGTTTATCTACTAGCAGTAGGGTATTTGTTTTTATTTTATATTTGAATGATGTCGATAAAGGAGGAGAAACTGAATTTCTATTTAATGATCAAGGAGATTTTTTCAAAGTACAACCAAAAGCAGGACGTTTGATAATTCATCCAGCAAGCTGGCCTTATATTCATAAAGGTAACATGCCTATCAGCAATGATAAGTACATTGTAACTAGCTGGTTAAATTACGTAAAATAAATTATGCCTGACTCAAATTTAATTTTTGAAATAGAAGATTTTATTTCTGCTGATATTTGTGATGAAATAGTAAGTTGGTTTAAAAATCAAAAAAAAGAAGATAAAAATAGCGGAAATAAATTATTTGATAATCGTACTATTCCTTATAGTGTAATTAATGACGATAAAATTAAACAAATCGTAAACGGATATAAATACGATATCACTTTTTTAGCTAGAAAGCTTTTTAATAAAACACTATACCCAGACTATACTGATTTAGTTTACTGGCCATCAGGTTTAAGTATGGATGTGCATGCAGATGCTGTATGGTTAGACGGAACTCCAGCTAGATTTCCTTATCGTTATTGTGCTGGCGTATGTTACTTAAATGACGAGTATGAAGGAGGAGAAACATATTTTCCTAATTTTAATATAGAAAGTACTCCTAAGAAAGGAAAAGTAGTTTTATTCCCATCTAATTTAGAATATCAACACGGCGTTAAAAAAATTAACGGAGAACGATATACTATGCCAATATGGTTTTCAGAAAATATTTCAAATTTAGAGCTATAGTATGAAATGGTCTTATATAGAAAACGACTCCGATAATGCTCTGGTACATTACGCTCAACAGCGAAATATAGAAGATAAATGTACTTGGCAGGCAAATACATTAGATTATATACTGTCTTTATATAATAAAAAGACTTTCCGTAGATGTATTGATGCAGGTGCAAATTACGGATACCTATCAGTAGGTTTTGCGAGAAATTTTGAAAAAGTAGAAGCATTTGAAATATCTACAAATATAAGAAAGCATCTTAAAATTAATACTAATTCTTTTGATAATATTAAGGTCCACGATAAAGGATTATACGATAAAAATACAGAAGTAGAATTTAAATTATACCCTTCTTCAGGTACAAGCAGAATAGTTGATTCACAGGGAAGTAGTGTAGAAGAAGTTACAACGTTAGATTCGTATAATTTTGATGACGTTGATTTAATTAAAATAGATGTAGAAGGTAGCGAAGACAAATTAATTAAAGGAGCTGAAAATACTATCAAAAAATACCTTCCAGTTATAGTTGTTGAAATACATTGCCATAGATCAGATATTTCTTTTAAACAAAGGCAGTATATTTTTAATTTTTTATATGATTTAGGATATAAATTAGTAGATGTTAGACATCACGATTTCTTATTTATAGTATGAAAAAGTACGATTTTAAATATGTAGAAGAAAATGTAGATAAAAGATTCTTTGGTTTAAATGATTGTGGTAAAACATTTGAAATACAAAGAGAGTTAAAAGGATTGCATAATCAAAATCGAATAGTTATTGATTATTTTAAATCTTCTTATTATATAAATAATAATAAGTACGATGAATATTGGAATCAATATAAAGAGCTGGAAGAAGATAAAAAAAGAGAATTCCAAGAAGAATTATACTGGCGAGTAACTTACGAATATAGAAAATTAGATGAAATAACAAGTAAAATAAAACCTGAAGAACTAATCTTCTCAGACGTAGAACCGTATATTAAATTATTAGCACATCATTTAGATGCTAATTTGGCTGCTTATTCATACCAGTATAGAAAAGATACTCCTTATTTTGCAAGATTTGGAATTTTAAGACTTATAAATGGATTAGATGAAAAAGAAATAAAGTATGTATTAAAAAATGCTGCTGAACTAACAGATCTTATGGAAAGTCATCATGTTTTTAATGAGCAGAGAGGTTTAGATTGGAATGCATTTTTAAGAGTGTGTTGGATTCTATTCGAAGGTGGATTAGCAGAAGTATCTTTGTATATTTCTAGCATATTAGAAAACCTACTTAACATACCTATGGGGAAATATACTCCAGCTTTAAATAACACTTTTAAAGCTATCGATAAAAGTAATTATGTTAGAAATTGGTCTACTACTTTATGGATTAAAATAATGTCTTTACTTCAGTTAGAAAGAAAACAAGAAGCTATATTTTATTTAAAGAAATTAATTAATCTTTTTATATATGCTCCCTATCCTCAATCATATGTACTTAACAACAGGGTAGTAGAAGCCGCAGTACTTCTTAATAAATTAGAACCATCGGAAGAAACAACATTAACAGCTAAAAAACTATTTATATTAAATTCAAGTAGATTTTTATACGATCATACAGAAGCAACTAGAGAAAGAGGATTGATAATATATGATTTCTGTAAATACGTACTAAACGAAAATATATGAGAAAGACTATAATAGAACCCTACATAGAAAGAGCAGTTATAGAGATTAACGGTGGATGTAATTATACTTGTCAGATGTGTCCTCAAACTAATCCAGGTAGACATAAAGGATTTCTAAAGCAAATGAAATTAGATGAGTTTAAAAACTACGTTTTACAATGTGTTGATAAAGGAGTTAAGGTAGTAAACTTGGAAGGATCAGGAGAAGCAACACTAGTTAGAAGACTGCCTGAATATATTAAAATATTAACAGATCATAATGTAAAATCTTATATTTTTTCTAACGGTTTTAAATTCAAAGGTGAGTTTATGCAAAAATGTGTAGATGCAGGATTAAGCCGGATACGTTTTTCTATTATAGGTTACGATAAAGAAAAGTATAAAGAGTGGATGAATAGAGATGCTTTTGAATTTGTAAAGAAAAATGTAATTCAAGCACAAGATTATATTTCTAAAACTAATGGAATAACTGAATTAGCATCTTACCATTTAATAACAGACAATAATCAAGTTGATTTTGAAATAGATCAATATAAATTAAATTGGATAAAGCCTACCGGTACTTTAGCTGAAATATGGAAAATGCATAATTGGTCAGGAGTATACGAAAATCCAAATGAAAGAGCCGGAAAAGTAAAAACATGTGGTAGACCATTTGCACCTGAAATTACTATTAGAGCAGGAGGCTTAGATGGTAAAACGGGTGCTATACATCCTTGTTGTCAAGTTTTAGGTAGAGACGAAGAAGCAGTATTAGGACACTTATCAGAGAATACTTTTGATGAGGTATGGAATGGAAAAGCTTATCAAGAATTAAGAGAAGGTCATATAACAGGTGATTACCCTTCTTATTGCAAAGGATGTGATTTTTTAATTGATGATCCAGAAGTTTTAGTTTATACTAATCATAACAGATCCGTTCATACTTTACCCGGTACAGATTTTACTTTAGAGAGTTTTAGATAAATTCAGTATTTAAGTTGGACTTTAAATTATAAGTTCATATATTTATAAATGTATACATAATTAAATTAATATATTAAAAATGGCAAACAAAAAGTTATCAAAAAAAGAATTAGAGCAGATCAAAGATATTCAGACTAGAATGCAAGCGGTTAGAAGCGAATTAGGACAACTAGCTTTAGCTAAAATTGATTTAAAAAATCGTGAAGCAAACGTTGAGAATTATCTAACAGAGACTCAAGACTTAGAAACTAAGTTAGTAAAGGAATTAGAAGAAAAATACGGTAAAGGATCTATAGATTTAGAAAAAGGAGAATTTGCCCCAGCAGAAGTACAAACACAAAAAGAGGTTGTGCCAACGGTTGAGTAAATTAAAAAAGTTTTATATCTGAAACAGGGGAAGGTTTTACACCTTCCCTTCCTATTTATATACAGATAACTACCTTATTATTAGAAGGACGGTTTACAAAATAAGCAGATATTTATAAAAGACATTTTAATAAACTTCATCAAACATGGCAGAAACAATTATCTCTCCAGGTGTATTTACAAGAGAAAATGACATCTCTTTTATCCAACCAGCCCCTGTAGCAGCAGGAGCAGCAATCATAGGACCAGCTGTAAAAGGGCCTGTAGAAGTACCTACTTTAGTTACTTCTTATAACGATTATGTAAGAAAATTTGGAACAACTTTTTCTTCTGGGTCTACTTCATACGAGTATTTAACTTCTATTGCAGTAAAGAACTATTTTCAGCAAGGAGGAAATTCAGTACTAGTTAATAGAGTAGTATCTGGATCATTTACTAGAGCTAGTAATACTCACGTATCAGCTTCAGCTAAAGACAGTACTCAACCTTTTACTTTAGAAACTCTAGGAAAAGGTACAATATATAATAATGCTACAGGATCACTTCCGGACACTATTCTTCATAATAGTGACCATTCGTTAGTATCTGGATCTGCTGATAACCTTAGATGGGAAATTTCTAATATCAATAACGAACAAGGTACCTTTACATTAAGTATTCGTAGAGGAGATGATAGTTTAAAAAATAAAGTCGTATTAGAGACATTTAACGATTGTTCATTAGATCCAAACTCTAGTAATTATATCGAAAGCATAGTAGGTACTCAATACCAGCAAATTAATACAGGAGAATCTCCATATTATATAGAAACTATAGGAGAGTATACTAACAAATCTAATTTTGTTAGAGTTGCTTCTGTAAATCTACAGACCTTAGATTATTTAGGAAATGACGGACTTACTGTTGGAACAGATGCAGCAGAAGTTTCTTATTCTGGATCTCTTCCTATAGCTCAATCAGGTTCTTTCTATAACGCAACTGGTACTCTATTACATAATAGTGAACCAAACAAGTTCTTTAAAGACATAGACGATACTAACATTCAAGGAATAGAAGCATCAGAATATGCAGATATAATCTCAGTACTAGAAAACACAGATGATTATCAGTTTAATATCATTTCAGCACCAGGACTAGCTTACGAATTTGCTTCTCATAAGACTCAATTGGATTCAATTATTTCTCTAGCAGAAACAAGAGGAGATACAATAGCAGTAATTGATCTAGTAGGGCATGGAGATACTGTATCTAACACAGTAACACAAGCAGGATTATTAAATAGTTCATATGCAGCTTCTTACTGGCCTTGGTTACAAACTCAATCAGCTACAGGAAGAAACGAATTTATTCCAGCTTCAGTAGTAATACCAGGAGTATATGCATTTACAGATAGTAGTTCAGCACCTTGGTTTGCACCTGCAGGACTTGTAAGAGGAGGAATTACAGGAGTAATTCAAGCAGAAAGAAGATTAAC